AATATAACCACCCATACTAGAGCCTATAATTAAATCAGGCATACCTAAAGTATAAATGAATTCATCTAAATCTAATGTTTCATAATCCATAACAGGAGCATAAACCATACCTTTTTCAGCAAGAAAAGACACTTTTGGACCTCCTGCTTCACTTTCTAAACCGTGTAAATATACTATTTTTTTCATTAAAATATTTTTATTTTATTAACTGGAATTTTAAATGTTGATCTAACTTTAAATAAGTTATAATCATATAATGTAATATATTTTTTAGTAACTTTATCAACATTCATTGATAAACCTAAAAAACTACCAGATTCATAAATTGAAAAACTTGGACCCCATTTTTCTGAAAAAGAATGACAATAAAATTCATAATCTTTATCACCATAGGTAAAGATGAATTTATCTCCTTCTTTTAAATTTTTGATTTTTTTACTTAAAATTGACATAACCTTTATTTTTTTACTCATTTACTTTGTAAATATACGACCCCTCTCCTGGGTAGCCAAATCATCCAGCCATTATTTATTATTTTCTTCCCAATGTTTTCTAAATGCATTTACCATAGGACCAACAGTACCTTCTTCACTGCTACCCCAAACATCACATTCGGACATTGCCTCACCCATATTCATTGGAAGACCTTTTGCTTTTTTATCTAATAAAAATTTTAATACTGGATTACTCATAACCTTTATTTTTTTACTCATTTACAGGGTAAATATACGAAAGGTTACTTAGGTAGCCAAATTTTTACACGGTTCTCTTTACTGTAGTTTGAAATGAAGTAGTAGCTGGTTTATGTTTTGGATTTTCTAAATCAAATAGTTTTTTAACAGAATCAAATATTTCTAGATTTTCTTTTTGGGTTCTAGGAGATTCATATATTTCCCAGTTTTTACCTTTTAATCTAGTACCTGACTTATCAACCCCTCTGGATTTAGATTTTAACCACAATACACCTACTCTATCTACTTTTTTACCAAAACATTCTTCATAACATTTAGCATAAACAGCATTTTGCAAATCATATGTAGTTTGTAAGTGGTTTGAGGTTTTGAAATCAATAACCCACAATTCACCATCAATTTCACAAATACAGTCTACTGTACCTGCTACTTTTAATTCATCTGAGAATAAATGGGTTTCTGTTTCAACCAATGTTGGTTTATATGTTTCCCAAAAATCAACAAATCGTAAAAACATTCTCCATATTTCAGGATTCATTTTGGGATTACCATAATCATTTAAGAAGTTCATTTCTTTACCTTCGAAATATTCTTCTATTAATTCATGTACTGCTGTACCTTCTTCAGATGCTTTTTTAACAATCCAATCGGCACTATATCCAACTTTTTTTAACCAATCTTGAAAATGTTTACCTTTAGGGTAAGAATTTAAAACATAAGTTACAGAGGGATAATACTCTCCATTACGTCTATAATAACGTGAATCTGGTAATGTAATTTGTTTGTGATCATCAGAAATTTCTAAAATACGATCGTATGACTTTTTTATCATAAAGCTAGTTTTCTTTCCATTAAATCATAGTAGGTCAACGGAACTGTATTTTGTATTAATTTAGTGAAATTTTTAAAACCCATTTCACTTGGATCCTTATCTTGTAAATTAACAAGATAGACTTCTTTACCTTCTGCCATTAGATTTTCGCAAAAACGTAAAGCTTGTTTCATAGCATCCCTATCTAATGCTATGTAAATTTTATCTACTAAAGAAGTAACTATTTTTTTCATTAAGCTACTTTGAATGTTTTTTCCTAACAATGGTATTGCATTACGTTTAATAGCAATAGCATCAAATAATCCTTCACATATTACAATTGGTATATTCCAATTAATTAAATGTTCGTTTGGAATTATATCTCTACTTGCTGAAGGGTTTCTATATTTTATATATGGTTCTTTTTCAAATGAACGGGCGGTAAAATAATTTATATTTCCATTTTTATCATAAGTTGGTAATATAATCATATTTTTGTATAATCCTTCTTTACAATATCCTATGTTATATTTGAGTATATCGTGTTTACTAATGTTTCTTTTTTTTAAATATGCTAGTGCATGTCTTGCCATTATCCCGCTGTTATCACCTTTATATAAACTAATATATTCATTAGGTAATGAAACACTATTAACAACTTGTGTTTCTTTTATTGATTTTGAAGTTTTAACTAATGATTTAAGTTCAGTAAACTTTCCTGCTTCTGTTTTAAGCTGTTTAAATAAATTGTATATAGTAGTTCCTCTAACATCACACGCCCAACAATGCCAAGGGTTTTTGCCTTCCCTATTTTCTGTTAAATTAACCTCTAATTTAGGTTTATGATGATTACAAAAAGGACAATGGTATGCATAATTATTTCGAGCAGTGGGTTTGCCTGAACCTAATACTGAATTTACTAATGTAACTAATAACTGATTTACCATAAATGGTAATATATAAAATTATATTGTTTTAGACACGAAATCTTCAAATTCAATGTCTTTTAAATCTTTTGTAAAAAATTTACCTAAAATATTGTCGTTAAAAAATTCATCTGGTTTTTCTAATACTTGATATATCATCTGATATTTAATTTCAAAATATGTCAATGATTTTTTATCGGGACACATTTTTAAAATAGTACGTTCAAACTCATCTTTTTTACCTTCAAGTAATAACTGTTTAATATCTCTTTGGGAACCATAATATGTTTTCCAATCTGATTCTTTTACTTCTAATTTATATGCAGGGCGACGTCCAACTACACCTGATAGTTTTTCTAGTTCTCGCTTTCCAATTTTTTTCTTTTTATTATGAAATAAGACTTTTTTCCCAATATATGACTTTCCAGTGGGTTTGTGTGTAACTATGTAAACGAAACCGAAAGTTTTTTCTGGAAATTGAGTGATGTCCCCTATTGTGTGTGTTTTATAGGTCCAACTCATATGTGTGTTTTAAAGTTATTTATAAATATGGGTTATTTTTTTAAACCATAATTTGAAAACCTATACCAAAGTCTTTCGTGTAGGAAGTAAAGTACCATTTTGGTAATTACTTCTACGCCTCCAATAACCAATCCTATCTCCCATGAACCTGTTATTACTCCTGAAAGTATTATTGTATCTAGTGTTCCTATTATTCTCCATGAAATTGTTTTTGCAACATGCCTTTTATAGCTTACCATCTTTTCTCATTTTAGCTCTAATCTTTGTAGCAGATATTTCTTTTATATCTTGAGGTGGTATATGTTCAATAACATCATATCCTACACCTCTTCCATAATTTATTGATTCAATATCAGGTATAATAATTATTTTTATCTTACCCTCTTGTACTAAATCATCTAATTCTTTTGATACATTTACTAAAACTTCTTGTGCAGTCCAAGGTTGTTTTTCACTCGGTTCTACATCTCTAATGCAAATTAACACGTTTTTTCCTTGATTTAAACGTTGGTCTATTAACCATCGATGTCCTTGGTGCCATGGCTGCCAACGGCCTATAAACATTGAATATTGTTTACTCATAATCCTTTATCTCTTTCTAAATTTATTGCAATTGCCCGTTCTCCAGGTTTATTTGGATCCATATCATTAATTAAGTAACGAGGTCCTCTTTCAATCCCCATAATTAATCTATCATAAGGAACATAATTTTCATGTAATTCTATTTCTGTATGTGTTCTAAGATATTCAGGGCGAGCTGTTGTTAAAATAATCATATGTCCTTCACTTGCTGCCTGGTCTAAGTAATCTATTGTAGATTTTATCCCTTCAGCTTTTGTAGTTTCATATGTTTCAAATTTACGATATTTGAATATAGTTCCGTCTATATCTACAAAATATGTGTTTTTCTTTTCCATTAAATTTGGTTTATAATTTTTTGTAAAGATTCTTCAGGTGTGTCGTCTGTAGTATCTATATCAATAAAATTATCTTGAGGACCAATATACGCAATTGCTTTCCAATGGTCACGTTCTCTTACCTCTGATGTATGGATATAAATTTCTTTAATATTATCACCTAATAATGTTTTAAAATCTTCTCTTTGATCTAAATAGGGTGCTACTAAAGATACTATAACATCTTCTCCTTGATTATGTAAATAATGAGCAATACGTTGGGCTGTTCCTACATTTTCAACTCTACCTTTAATAGAATAATCTTTATTTGAGAATAATTCCCTCATATCATCACCATCTATTCTATAGACTTTATATCTTTTATTTGGGTCTTTTTCATTGACCTTAGATTCTAAATAATCTTTTAATTTATTACCCAAAACAGTTTTGCCAGCACATGGTTGACCAGTTAACCAGTATATCATATTATTGTTTATTTATTGATTCTATAATTTTATTACTATCAAAAACTTCACTCAAATCATTATAAGGTATAGAATGGATTTCTTCAGCAAAGTTAAAGGGTTGGTAAATTGCATTTTGTAAATTAGGCTCTTTAGTAAATTTATTTGATACAATATTATGATGTATTTTATACCCAAATACTTTTGGGTGTGTGGTTACCCAACATACTGTAGAGGGTAGGGATAAAGAAGCAGCTAAATGTTGACTAAAACTATCAATTAATAATCTTTTTTCTGATAATTGTAAAAGTATTGCTATACTTCTAAATCCATCTAATGCACTAAAAACATTTTTATACTCATATTGATCTTCTCTTCTTATATGTACAATAGCATAATCATCTTTAAAATGATTAATTACATCATTTATTATAGGTACAGGAATATCTCTAGTCCAAGAATAT